ACTTCCAAATGGCGTTTCTTTAATGCCTTCGGGAGCATTCTAATGAGCTGGATTGAAAGAACTCAAGAGGCAGCATATACAACTCCTAGCGGCGTAAGGTTTGACTTTCCTTACCTTAATGCTGACAGGGAGTTTGACAAGCAGACAAGCGCGTATAACTTTCCTGACGTTGGCGGCACGTATATACAAGACCTAAACAGCACTGATAAAAGATATGCGATGAGGGTTATATTTTCTGGCGAAGATCATGACCTGCAATCTATTGATTTTGAAAAAGGGCTTCGTGAGGTAGGCAAGGGCAAATTAGATCATCCGAGAGACGGCGTTGTTGATGTCGTGCCGTTTGGAACTATCAAGTTTAGAGAGGATTTGGTGGTCTCTGCCAATCAGACTATTGTTGAAGTTGAGTTCTGGCAGACAACAATTGAGCTTTTTCCGCAAGGAGCAACAGATCAATCGTCTGCCATACTTGCCTCAAGCGAATCGCTAGATAGCGCTATTGCTGTTAACTTCTCCGAATCATTGACGCTAGATACCGCTTTTGATCGCGTAAGAGCAAGAGATTTATTTTCCAATAGTGTTGGATTTATAAAAAATTCTTTATCTATTAGTGGTGATGTTAAAAATGATTTTAATACTGTTTTTCAAAGCATATCGGAAGGTATAGAAGATTTTGACGCTGAAACGCTTGCAGCCCAGTCTCAAATTTTGTTTTCTTTGAGTGCTGCAGCAGACATAAAGAATTCAATTAAACTGGAGTCGTTTACAAATACGACCAGTCAATTTGCTGATGGTAGGGTTAAAGACAGCTTTAATGACTTTAAAAACAATGAATTGCAAGCTATTAACTCTGTAAGCGCCTCCATCAAATCATCAGTCAACAATGATTTTGCTATTAGGTCAGAAGCCGTTGCCGCAGCCGAATCTATTGTTTCTCAGTTTGACAAGGTTAATGAATGGGCGGAAGAAAACTATAGTGCTTTTCCTCAAGTCGATACCGGAGATTATTACAAAAACCTACAGGAGTCAGTTTCTTTAGCCGCTAGCTACTTGGTGTCATTGAGCTTTTCATTGCTTCAAGAGAGGACAATAGTTTTATCAAGAAATAGAACAATGATTGATTTGGTTGGAGAGCTATACGGAGAGATTGATGGAAAGCTGGATTTTTTCATACAGACTAACGAACTTTCTGGCGATGAGTTTCTTGAGATTAAAGCAGGTCGAGAAATAGTGTACTATTTATGATTGTTAAAGAAGGCGATACGATAGAGTCGATAAGTAAAAAAGCGTTTGGTAGCGCTGAAAAAGCTGATTTGATCCGTTTATCTAATCCAGGAACGGCTTTTTCGGTTGGTGATAATGTAATTATTCCTAGTCAATCAGTGCCTAATCAGCCAAAAAACACGAAAGGATCATCAATAAAGATAGATAATAAAACCTTTATTGGATGGACATCGTTTGATTTTACGCGGTCAATTGATTCATTTGGAACATTTAATTTTAGTTCGGTATGGGAGCCGGACAATCAAGAATTTAGAGATACCTTTAAGCCTTTTCAGTTTAAAAATGTAGGGATTTTTGAAGATGATGAACTGTTATTTAACGGCACTATGGTTGGGCTTTCTCCCTATGTTTCGCCAAAATCAAAAACTATAGCGGTTTCAGGATATTCATTGCCGGGCGTTATTAATGACTGTACAGCGCCTATCGGTTTGTCAAATGAAAGAGATTTGCAAAACCTTGAGCAAATAGCAAAGGCGCTTATTGATCCTTTTGGGATACCTCTCATATTTAACGGTGACTCAGGATCTAGTTTTGATCGTGAAGCGATTAAACCAGATCAATTTATACTTGATTATTTAATAGGGCTAGCAAATCAGAAAGGATTTATTATATCTGACAGCTCAAAAGGTGAATGCGTTTTTCAAAAAGAAGTGGATGTTGGAACCCCTGTAGCGGTAATAGACGAGGGTCAGGCTGGAATAGGTAATATATCCCCTATGTTTAATTCTCAGCAATATTTTAGTCATGTGAGCGGCATAGCCAATAGTGTTGCTGGAGCACCAGATTCATCTGCTGGCGGCACTTATACGGTAAAAAATGAGAGGCTTAGCGAAGTTTTAAGGCCGTTCACTTTCAAACCTAATGATATGCAGGGTGGGCTAAAAGAAGCTGTTGAATCAAAAGCGGGTAGAATGTTTGCTAATGCTGTATCTTACACTGTAGACATCCCTGGCTGGAATGCGCCGAGCGGCGATATGTGGCAGCCAAACACGACGATAAAAATAAAATCACCTAGCGCCATGATATACTCTTCATACGAATTTTTGATACGATCGGTGAAATATTCCAAAACATCAAAATCAAAAACGGTTCAGCTAAATTTAGTTATGCCAGGATCTTTTAGTGGAAAAATCCCGGAGGCCATGCCGTGGGATTAATAGGAAAAATACTGTCTTTTACCCGCGTAACTCGTAACGGGGCGAAGCTATCTGATGTTAAAGTCGATGTTGGTGGCGGTGAAATAATTACTGCTGAGTACAGCCATCCAGCTAATAGCGAGTCATTCCCATTGGTTGATGATTATGCTATTTTAGAAAAAGTGCCTCGAACCGGTGGATATATAGCGGTATCGTTTATAGAGACTGATGCGTTACAAAAAGTAACATTAGGTGAAAAAAGGCTTTACGCTAGAAGCGGTCGTGACGAAATATGTCAGGTTTGGCTTAAAAATGACGGAACTGTACTAGCTGATAATGATAGTGGTAGTTTTGAGTTAAAACCAACAGGGGCGATTAAAGGATTAAACGGCAATGGATATTTTGAGCTAGAAGTAGCGGGGGATTTTGTGGCTAACGGTGCTAAAATGACTACTAGCGGGGATGTAGTAACATCTGACGGGGTTAGCTTAAGAAACCATTATCATACGCAAGACAATGACAGTGATGGCAATGCGCAAGAAAATACAGACGCGCCGACTGCAACGGAATAAATGATGACAGACGTACTACTATATCAGTCAACAGACAATGGCGAGATAAATATTGCCAATGGCATTATCGAATTGACCGACACTCAAGAAACAATGGCCTATCTTTGCTTGTTTGGTGGAAATGAAGACGATAGCGGCGATCAGGATAGTAATTTAGGCTGGTGGGGCAATGAGTTAGAGTCAGATTCAGCCCTAAAATATGTTAGCGAAACGCAATATTTATTGAGGAGTATCCCCGCAACATCGTCAAACCTTTTGAGGGTTGAGGAGGCGGCCAAGAGAGATTTAGCGGTATTTACTGATAAAAATATTGCTGATGATGTATCTGTTTCGGCAAGCATTCCAGAGCTGAATGCGGTTAAATTAGCAATTAATATTGATGGCGTTATAATAGAATTTACAGAAAATTGGGGCGCTACAGAATGACCACTGTTAAACAAATATCAGACAATATTCAAGCGTCTATATCCGCATCTATCAGTCAATCAGTGCCACTTCTGCCGAAAGCGTTTATTAATGTTCTTGCGAAAGTGCTAGGTGCTGTGTTTATCTTGCTTTACAAGCGTAATGATTTTATAGGCTTGCAATGGTTTGTTAAGACTGCAAGCATAAAAGAGGCTACATTTAACGGTGAAACGCTAATACCTTTGGTTGAAATAGGTAGGCAGTTCGGTGTCAGCGATCCGACAGAGTCTACTCAAGCGGAGCTTATTGTTGATATTCTTGTAGAAAATCAGTCAGGGTCTTTAAATTCCGGCACTCAAATTATAGGCTCCAATAACGGTATTACTTACATATTGATAGGTTCGATTGATCTTGACGCGGCTACAGTGCAAGGTACATTTAGGGCGGTTTCAGATCAGTCGGGCGGGGATGGTTCAGGCGTACAGGGCAACTTGCCGACTGGCGACACCTCTCTGTCATTTGCTAACCCTCTTCCTAATGTGGCTAGGTCTGTAACTGTTGTATCTCAATCAGTAACTGGTGCCAATGCGGAAGATTTAGACGTTGTTTATCGCCAGAGAGTGCTTGACAGATTTCAAAAACCCCCTCAAGGCGGGGCGTATTCAGATTATGAGTTATGGGGCGAAGAGGCGGCGGGTATTATTAATGTTTATCCCTACACTGGGTCACCGGGTCAGATTGATGTTTATAGCGAAGCTACTGTAGCATCTTCAGGAAGCGCCGATGGCATCCCTACGAACGCTCAGCTTGAGTCTGTATTGAGCATAATAAATCAAAATGAAAACGGCCTAGCAAGCAGGCGAAGTGCGAATGCGTTTGTCAACTCATTGCCGATAACCCGCACAGGATATGATGTTGAAATATTTG